TCTTTTATGTAATCACTGAGTGACATTCCACTTGATTCAGCGTGTGCTTGTACTAGTGCCATTGTTGCGGCAGTTGTTGCGGTGTCGCCTTTTAGAACTTTTGTTATATTTTGTTTGAATAACTCATCGAAAGGAACAGGCTCAACAACACCTTTATTCGACTTTCCAGAAGTCTGTAAAGTGTGCAATTCAACTTTCTGTGCATCAGATATTGAAGCCACATCTATCTCTTCAGGCATTACAGACATTGGCTCGTTCGTAATATCTGTTTTCATCGACTCAAACAAACCATCTGCGGCAATATCCCATTCCGATTGTTGCTCTGCTAAGTTTTCAGAAACAACAGCCTTCTTTAGCTTTGTGCTTGACCAAGAATCGACAAGTTCATTTGCAGACGCGTAACCAAGTTGCGTTGCTATATCATCAATCTGCTGGCCGTTTTTAGTGAACAGACCTACCTTGCCAATCTCTTTGATTGTCTCTGGTGAAAACATTTTCTTAGATTCTGTGCTGATACCACCCATAGATTTTGCTTCTTCCATCGCTTGCCTATGGGTATCTTCATCTGCTAAACTAGACGCAACCTTCTTGTCTGGCTTAAATTCTTCAAGAACAGCAGGCTCAATACCTGCTGCTTCCATAAAAGTATCATTCCTCTTCAGTTCGGCAGTAGCTTCCTTCTCTGCCTCAATCTGTGCAAATTTTTCATCTTTTTTAAATGCGACAAATTCATCTCTATATTCAACTTCTTCGGGAGTAAGTTTAGCCCCATGTATCGTTTTCTTTCTTACAGTTTCGCCAAGTTTAGTATCACCAAGCACCTCATCTCTTCTGGTTAAAGGCACTCCACCTTCAGCAAATTTACCGTAAAGTTCGTCTTCACGCATCTGTGGTTCCATTTCTGTGAATGGGCTCCTGCATCTCAGCGTCAACCTGTGCATCAATAGATTCTTGCGGGGTCATGGGAGCTTGCTGGACAGTGCCACCATCAATAAGAGCAGGGTCATTCAAATCAATCGTAGACGCTTCACCACCGATACCAAGCGCACCCTGTGCTTTAACTGCAAACGTATCAGCAATATTATCACCGTGAGACTTTCGCAACATTTCAGTAACAGTGTTGATGCTTTTTACACGGTCAGCAATCGGAGCATTCTCATTCTCAAGATTTTTAACAATTGAGTGATTACTTAGCCTTTGAACGCCTATTCCCATACCATTCATGATGGCTGTGGTGACAAGGGTCGGCCCTATAGAATCGATGGAAGTTTTAAACGGCTCACTCTGGTACTCAGGTTTGAGCAGAGGATTAACGGCACCAGTTTGAGCGTAAGAGGTATACATCTCGCCAGCAACTTCAAGCGGTGCTGTCTTTGCGATATTTTTACCAAACTGTTTGAGTCCTGGCTTCAAGATGCCCTTGAGTAATCCGGCAGCAGGTAACCGACTGAATATTAAGGCTTCAACAATATTTGCAGGAGCCTCACCTTGCCATTCAGCGTGACCAGCAGCCTCGGCAGCAGCCATCTTTTCTTCTTGGGTAACGCCTTCACGAAGTCGTCCATCGGCTTGCATCTCGTCAAGTTCTTCAAGGGTCTGCTGTTTTACTGCTTCAAACATTACATGAGAAGTGACAGCAGCACCTCCAGCAGCGCCAGCTAGTCGTCCTGTCATTATACCAGCCGCTGTACCAAGTACAGGGGTTACCGCTGTACCTAACGCAGCACCTCCAGCAGCACCACCCACAGCACCGACTAAACTCGGAGCCATAAGAGCAACAGACAATGGTGCGCTTTCAGTACCACCGAAAATGGCCTGTTTTGTCTTACTTTCTCCAGCCATTGGTTTGGGAATAAGTTCTTTCAGTGCCTTTGCTTTCTCACTGACAAAACGTCCAGCTTGTCCGGTTACCCCAAGTAACGACTCATCACGTTCTTCACGGGTAAGACCAGAGCGCATGTAATCGTCATCAGATTCAAGGTAGTCACCAAGAAACTCTGCCCCACCGATCACGCCACGACCAAGTGCTTGCATCGTACCCTTAACGTATCCGGTTTCTTCAGGTGGGGTTGCGGTCATGGTTGGTGATGAGGAAAACCCAGCCATCAAATCAGTATCCGAATACGTCTTACCTTGCTCAAACTTGGCAGGGGCTTCGGACATCACTTCTTCGTCGCTATATTCTTTACCGTACTCAAATGACATAAAATCCTCTGCTATTTAGAAGTAGTCCATGATTTGCCGTTCCATACCATCTCGACACCTGATGAGGTGGTGAACTTTGTCTTACCTTTGACCCTGCTGCCCACGGGAGTTGAGGCTGTTCCTTCGCACCACCACCAGTAGCACCCAACCAAGGATCTTTCAGCACTTGTTCCATCCTTTTTGTTGCGGGGTTCCACTCCTCAACATAAACTCCCTTGCGAGGCTCTGGAGCCTTCTCCTGCATCGGCTTACCAGCACGGTACGCCATAGACCGTTCAAGGTCTTTACGTCGTTCTGGCGTAGTGCTTGGGTCGTCATACTCAGCCTGTCGAGCATCGTCAGCAGATTGACGTTGTGCGTCACCAGATGCTTTCATCTGAGCAATGCCTGTTCGCTGTCCTGCTTCCCTATCAAGAATATCAGTACGTCGTGACTTGTCACCATAATCCATCATCCTGTTACGCTCTGCTACTTCACGTTTATACCTAATTAGATCACCGATAGACCTTGGAGGCTCGATACTTTCTTTCCGTTTGTTCCATGACCTTTGGTAATCTGGACTCCACCCACCTTCTGGCCTGTTCTCTTGGAAGAGAGGATGTCCTCTGCTCACTCTCTGCTGTGGTGGAGCTGTTGGTTGGCGTGAGAACCGTTCCATGGCTTCAGGAGATTGGTTGAGATTGCTTACCTCATAACCACCGATCTGCTCCGGATCTCCCATTTTATTTTTATAGTTGCCTCTCCAATCACCAGCCGTTATGTGTGGTGCGCCTGCTGTCATATCGGCACCTTCTGTTCCTACTTCAACGCCTTGTTCTGCGGCTACATCTGAGACACCTCCACCTTCGTGGGCTTTCAAGGCTTCCACAGCCATAGAGTCCTGACTACGACCTTGGGACTCTATGGGCTGCATCCCTTCAACTATTGCCCTTCGTGCCTTCGCACCAGCAATACTCTTATCAACTCCTGCACCAATTACATCGCTCACAGGCTCCATTATTTTTTTGGCACCCTTGAAAGCAGTAACCGCTGGAGCAAACACTTTTGATGCCAAATCCTTCCCTGCCGTTACCCCAAATGTTGGGTATTTCATTTTTTCCTGACTCTCACGGAGAGCAGGTTGCATCCTGACAGGCTCCGCACCACTCTTCCTGGCAGCAAGTGTTTGTGTGGACGCAGGACTTACCCTTGGTCGTAGATTCTTTATATTCTTTTTCTGTTCTTCTGTAAGTGCCATAATAAATCCTCTTATTCAAAACTTGATGATGCCAAAGATGCCACAGAGTTTAGTGAGCTCAGTGCGGCTTGTGCGCCTTTACCAAATACGTCAGCAGCTTGTGCTGTAGGTAGTATAACTTCTGGTCTGACTGGAAGTTGCCCATCTTCGCAACTTCTGTATTCATTACTAATTGATCTCTTGAAAGCCTTGCTCTGTACAGGTCAGAAGTTGCAGAGATCATTCTTGCCTGTGCTGCTGGGTCAATGTCTGCAAGTTTAGTGGCAATCTGAGGAGCGACGGCTATTGCCCTGATATAATCAGTAGCTGCACCAATCCCAGCAAGTCTGGCGTTCAGTGCTTCCTTTATCGCAAACTTTATGTTCTCAATCTCTATCTCTGCCTGTTTCGTTGCAATGCTGGTAGACATCTCACCCATTGCGCCATGTTGAGCAAGTTCTATTTCTTTCAGGGTCTTGGTTAGCACTCCGGCAGGAACCATGTACCCTTTGGCTGTAAAACCTGAAACAGTTTGTGCTGATGTCCTCCGGCTCTCTGTAATCAGCCTATCCCTACCACGCTGCCATATCTGGTCTTCAATTGCCTGTGGTATTCCGGTTCCACCATTTGTTATGGTATTGACTAGCCATGACGTTGCGTCGTCATAAGCATCATTCACCAGTGGGTAATATGTACCAAGAAAATCAGCCAGTTCGTTTGAGAGCAGTGCAATCAATTCATCACGCTCTGTCTCGTATATTGTAGTAGCACTATCAACTGTTGCAACTGGAGGCTCTACTGCTGTAACTTCTTCAGTCCATGGGTATGGATTGATAACAGTCGGCTGCCCTCCAGTTGCCATACTGACACCAAATCCTGCATACCTCTCCGACTGTGAAGTGTAACCGTCAGCGACCTGTATGGCGTTGTTTATGATTAACTCTATGTTGTCTTCAGCAGCACCCATTAATGTATCCTCCTAGATGATATAATAGGTTCAAACTGGATTGTATCCATGTCGAAATCAGAACCGTTTTTGTTGATCAGCGTAAAGTTCCAGTAATTACCTTCAAGCCCCTTGCCAACATCTACCCTGTGATTCTCCATCGTTTCGCTATTGTTTCTCATTTCGTAAACGTACTCTTCTCCATCAGAATTAACCTTCAGATACATACTGCCGGATGACCCAATACCAAGATAAACATAAGGTATCTTCCTCTTGAACGATGCTCCGAAGTCTGATTTGCCAAATTCAGCTAATGCCTCGATATTTATTCCTACATCGTCGTCACCATCAAGCCTGTAGATTCCATCGCTGGCAACACCATACGTTTCACCACCTCTATTAAAGAAGCTGTTAAACCCATAGTCTTCATATTGTGATGATGCTCCTGTGTCAATATTTACAACCCATACCATACCCTCGCTGTTCAGGTCTGGAGTTGTGACACCAGTCGCAGTTATAACATTCTGTGAGTTGTGAGATTGAGCTGTCAACGTGTCGATAAAAGATTGGGTATATGTTCCGATAAGTGACATAGAGTCACTTGCTTCCATATCGCTTATGAACTGCAAAGCTTGTACTCTTGTCAGCGTCATAGTGTCCGACAGAGTACCGTCACTTATAAACACAACGCTCATTACCGCCCGACCTGAAACAGATCCACCACATATCATAAAATCAATCATTTCAGCTTCGTAATTACTAATACCATACATGCCAAAAGATTCAAAAGCAGGAAGTGTTTCTCTGGCCTGACCATACACATGATCACCGCCCATAGCAGCTATAGGAGGCATGTCACCATCACCGCTACCAACACCTACTTTCACACCAACAGCACTTCCAGTTATCATTGGAAAGCTACCATATCCTATGGTCGTCGTTGTTGGCACATACTGCCCACCAGTTCCAGTAGATTCAAAAGCAGGGAGATAACCATAACCTTGACCACTGCCAGGATTATCAAACCCACCTATCGTAACCATTGCAGGAAGTTCGCCAGAACCACCACCGTAGCCATTGCCGTTACCAATAGCATAAGCTTCACTTGAAGCAGCCATGAGGCAATAAGCTGGCTCAAAAGCCTCAACTGACAGCGAAGATGAACATTGAAGAACAACGTCCTCACCTGTCTTTATGAGCAATGATGATGTGGCTTGCATTTATGCTTCTCCAAAGTGTACTTTTCCGGTGACAAAATCAGCATCACTCACAACGTCATCACCCATATACATATAACAATATGCCTTTAGTGGTGCAGAGATCGTTGTGCTTGGCATTCCGTCGAACATGTGGATTTTCGTATCAGTCCCGTTAACAACCACGCAGATCAAAGAACCATCTGCCTGTCTGTAAAATCTGATTTGAGTAGTAGCATTGTGGAGGTATGAAACAGTCTTCACTTTTACACCATCCTTAAATGCCATAACTCCACCAGGCTCAATAAGAATTGAATGCGAAAACGATTCAACCCTATCACCGTGCCGACCTTCAACACCAATCGCCATCATGATTCCACGAACACCGTTTGGTGCGCTATAGAGGAGATAGTCACCATGTTCAAAATCAAGGATACTCCTTGACCATGTATTCCAACCTTCATTAAAGTGCTCTGTTATCTCTGTTGGGGTAGCCGGAGTACCAGCAATTCCTGGCGTTGCTGGAGTACCTGCAACAGCATCTTTGCACACATACTCAGTTACAGATTCTGGAGAACAAATCATTGCCGGAGCACACTTACTGGTATAATACGCAGAGTGTTGTGTGATATCCATACCACCGCCAGCATCCATCCCGCCAGTTGGGTTTAGCCCAAGTTCACTAATGCTTTGCAAACATAGTTGGTTTGGGCCACACACGGTCTTTGTTACTGTCTCACGGTAACATCTAGCAGGAGTTCCAGGGACACCTGCCGTTCCTGGGACAGCGCCAACAGCAGGAGTGCCAAGTTTTATTATGGTTGTTTTTTCTTTGGTCAGGATAGACACTAGAATGTCTCCTTTTGTCCAAACTTGTTAGTCCAAAATGGAATATTAACGACAACATCACCAAATATAGTTATTGAGATCTCAGAAGATCCTTTGTAGATAACAGCGCCTACATTGTCTGAAGGGTTCCAGTCTGAACGTGGTGTGGTGTATGTGGATGGCGCCCCAATAGATGTATCGCTTCCAACGACTTCAGGATCAGTGCCGTTTATTGATATTTCTCCATACAGTGCCAACTCACTGCTATCCAACGAATATGAATGAACCATCTCATCTGTCAATTCAGAATAGCAGATATCGGCACCAGTGTCTAACCTACCCAAATGGACAGCCGCATTGTCGGTAACTGTAAGACCAGACGATTGCATGGTTAGCGTAATGTCGTCACCAGCAGAGGAATTACATAGGAGGATATACTTGTCGTAAGAAATGCTGTAGTGAAGTGCTTCGACTGAGGTGTTCAGACTACCAAACAGCAAAGCGTCATTAACAATCCCATCATGGGGATATGATATTGTCGTCCCTGTAACAAGTAGAGTCTTAACCTCAACTATATCATGGTCGGTTCTTTGTATATGCGCCAACACGTATAGGTCAAGATCAGGATTGTATACGATTCTACGCCCAGTACTGTACTTAGCTGTTACGGAAGAAGCCACGGCACCAAACGATATGCTATCACCAACCACAGTACCAACAGATGCGTATAAATTGTGTAAGAAATCGTTTAGAGTTACGACAACTTGATCAACACCATCAGTTGCCACCTCTATGTATCCGTTCCCCATTCCAGAATCAACAGGAGTTCCAATTGTAATAACAGAACTGGACACGGTTACAACAGCCGCAAGAAGATTCCCACTTGTGTCAATATAGGTTACAACGCTTTTCCCGATTCCAGAGATGTAAGTAATGTTGCTAGGGTTTACTGATCCAGAAGGTAGCGACTCGGTAGTTCCGACAACCACAGAACCATTTGAATATGTGACAAGTGTCAGTCCATTAACAGATGCGACAAGAAACTCACCACCCCCAATAGCTGCAACGTGACAATCTGCTGAATGTGCAGACGATAACCCCAAGTCGTGCATTTCTACTAAAGTGTTCATCTATGGCATTCCCCCTGCATATCCTGCGTAAGTACCAACTGGCATTTGTTGCAAGCAAGTTGGCTGAGATGGATATTCAGATAACATTTTAGAAATTTTCCCTTCACCAAACACACCAACCGACCAAGGTATGGCGAGTCCGGCCTTGTTACTGATAATTTTCCCATTCTACTCCATGTTCCTACATCATCCTTAACATATAAAAAGGAAAAATAATACAGTCCATCAACGTCTTCTATAACACCAAGCAAGATAATGCTATCAGATGTCACACTGACAGGCCGTACATTGACTAAAACCCCAACCTCAACAGCAGGGATAACAACAGAAGTCCACGAACCAAACGGTGATCCATAATAGATACTATGGACACGTAGAGGAGTTTCAAGTGTCTCACAAACACAAAGATACATTCCATCTCCTGAGTATGTTATCGTCGGACGAACACCATCTGTGCCAGTTGCTTCGACAGGGATGTTTAAAGAGGTTACATGCATCCCTGTTTCGGTGAATTTTACAGCACCGTATTTTCTAGTCCAAACACATATCTCGTTGTTCTCGTCGTGGAACATTACTGAATCGTGCGGTACTGCAAAATTATGGTTAGGGCGTGGGAAGAACTGCTGTAGCATATAAAGAGCATCTGCCCAGCTTGTTAGGGGGGTTATGTCAGGATGTGTAGACAGCGAATCGAGCAGTGGCAAGAACTGGCTGGAGTCCACAGAGTGAACCACACCAGTCCCACTATAATTTATATGGAGAGACAGCCTCCATTTTTCATCTGCCGGAGTAGCCGTAAAACATGCTTCCTCTGGTGCTGTGGGCATACCACCCATCACAGTGTTCGTAAGATCAACTGCCGTGAAAACAATCGGATAACCATCCACGCTATCTGTAAAAGCATAATTACCAGCGGGACGAACAGAAGATGTAGCAGGTTCTATGACAGCCGTCTGCAAACAGAAAGGCATATTTTGCACTATTGTAGACAATTCGATATAATATAGGAACAGTTCGCTAAACTGCATCAGATACCAAATGCCAACTACTCTTGCATCTACTCCCATGGCATCAACGTCGAAGAACTGATACTCTTGCCCATTGTACCTAAAGGCAGACATCTCCTTGGCTGGAAGTAGCGTATGGATGTGCGCTGTTCCCTTTACAGATGCTTCTTCAAAAGAAAAACTGAGCCTGTTTGCGAGGTTTATACCTCTCGCTGTATAGAAAGTGAGATTTGTGTCAACCAAACTCCGGTCTATAGGATTGCCCGAAACGTAAACACTGGCATTCATGTTGGTGTAGAACGCCTCGCTACCCATTGCAGGCATTGTCACAGGAGTCGGCATTGCATCAAACTCCCACGTATCAGGAGCGCCAGCACCATCTGGCCTTGGAGGGTTAGAAGCATAATACGGTGAAGAGGTCACCATCGGGACGTGTTGAATAGTTGTATACCCGTCTGATATCAAGTCTTCTTCAGGAACATAATGAACACCCCTGAATCCATAAGCCCCGTCAGGGTAGTTGCCATACATAGCGTACATATATCTGGGTGGGGTAAACACATCCATCCAATAATCAGCAGTCATTACCTGCGTCCCGTGAACACAAGTATACAAAGCGACCCCACCCATCGGGGCAGTTATCCTTCCTTGTATCATGTCACCAAGCAAGGAAACTCTGAATGTGAATCCTTGCCACTTCAGCACCTTTGACAACCCTTCGGTCATCCGCAGAACATAAGCAAGCTTCTTCCCGAACCACATCCTGCTACGGGATCTTTCACCGTCAGCGGTGATTCCCACCGCTTACTCTCCTGGCATTCCGACAGAATAATAATCAATACGCTGGTCATCGCTCAATACCAAATCAGCATCTGACAGTAACAAATCAGCATTGATTACACCAACTGTTCCCTGTAGTCTTGGAATAGTATCGTCATCACCACCAGCATCACCAGTTGGAGAAAAACGATAGAATGTCGCAGTGCCTGATTTTATAATAGTTCCAATCCAAACCTCACCAGACGCTTTTGAAATGACACCACCGGATGCGGCAGTATCGAAGTTGATACCAGTTGCCGTTCCACTCTCACTAATCGTAACCAACAGGTCAGCAGAATCAACAGCAGCGCCAGTAGTAGCAGGTACAGTACCTTGGTAAATCCTAACATATCCACCATCAAGCTGCGCTTTCATTGCATTTAGTGCTTCGTCACGAATCTTGCCTGTAATTTTAAAACTCATATTCTAAACTCCTTAAGCCAGAGAAGCGACAATATCGCCTGCCGTAAATGTTAATACTTCAGTGTCGAGCAAAACCTTTTGAACAAGCAGTTCACCCTTGATGATACAGTCTCCACCAGAGACAGCGTCCCATATAGAAAGGTGTGTTATTGTTCTGTCACCTGTCATTGTCCACGATGGAGCATTTGAAGATAGTGATTGTCCTGAGTCTGTAACTGGATCAGCAAATGTAATGCTTTGCCGTGTCTCAACTTCTCCAGCAGTACCGTCTTCAGTAGGATCTTCTGTGTGAATAGCTGCGTACCATGCAGTAGGCCTTGTTACAGCCGTTGCGGTAAGAAGATATGTAAGGAGTAGATCTTCAGCGTTATTACTTAATGCACTCATGATATCCTCCTTATACCGTTACAAGCTGAAGACCAGCAGTAACTCTTAATGTTTCGCCAGCAGCCAATATCTTTGGTGTAGGAAAAAGCACGGCAGATAATAGCAAGCCTGTTGACGTTCCTCTTGAGGAGCTTGACGCAATAAAACCACCACGTACAGTTTCTGCAATTGTCAGGTAATCGAACTCAGCCGGACTTCCTGCATTAGAGAACAGGCCGTTTGACAGAGCATCAGGTGTAAGTGTCAACCGGACAGTACCATCATAAGTGATTGACTCGTCTGCATCAGTCATAAACGAGGTCATATCATCACCAACTACTGGCGTTCTTGCCGCTGTATAAAGTCCGATGTACCATGCTGGATACTGAGAACTAGCAAGCAACGAACTATTGAGGATATAATCACGACCAACGTCTGGAATTAGATTCTCAATCTCTTCAACGGAGATAACCTCCCCATCCGCACCGATATGCTCAACACGGTAAACGAAACCGATTTTAGCTTTTTCTAATAATTTCCGCATTTATGAAATCCCTTGCTGCTAATTTTGAAACTGTAGGATCGGATAGACTTGTAATGAACTGCCTGATTCCATCCTCTTCTTTTACTGCTATTGCTCCAGATGTAGCTGTGTCTGTGGCTACGTTTTCCTCTTGAATATTGTTGTACTCACCACTTCCAGCAGCGACTACCATGCCTCTGTCAGAATACCACGCTACATTATTGCTATTTCCAATCTTCACGCTAGTACCGAACACAGCGCCATACTCTATAATCTTCTTTGGTGAAAACTCTTCTGGACTATTACCAAAATAAAAGTCTGTTTGATCACCATAAGCAAACCATACACCATCAATTACTGGCTCCATAACATCTATAGCACTGCTGAACTGCAACCAGTTATCAGTAATGTGGATTTGATCGTATGAAAGCGGGTTGGTATACCATACGTTCCCTTGATCGTCAGCGATATACAGCTGACCATGGAACGCTTTGATTATTCTCCCTGGTGGTGGCTTGTAAACAAACTCTGTTTCAAGCGCCTTTCCTTCGTCGTAATTCCCCATTAATTGAGCATATGATACAGTCCCGACAGCAACCTCTGCGATTTGATACAGAACAGAACCGTTTGCAGTGCTAAGGTACAACCGCACCCCTGATACTTGTGGATCTGTTGTTGTGGGGATATTCCCAATAACAAGACCGGAGTTATCATCCACAGAGACACTGACAATATCACTGGCTCCAGACTCAAGGCCGTCACCATTCACAAAAGTAATGGCACACAAATAAATACCGCCACCGTATATTCCGCTTGTCCCGTAAACAACAGGAGTTACAGGCCGCTCTATTCCCCATTCGCTCACGCTGAACGAAGAATCTATTTTCTTGGTGATTAATCCATCAGAGAAATACACAATGTTGTTTAGATATTCGTATGCACAACTGTCACCATGCACACCGTCAAACAATAAAACAACTGTGTTCTCGTCGTTTAGGTAATAAACAGATGAGCCCATTCGAAAGAATACGCCCATAGGACAAGACCATCCATCCTTGCACTCTATACCGTCATAAACCTTTACCATTCCATCACGCCTAGATACAACACCAGAGCTATCAATCTTAGTGTTTACAGCATTACGGAGCGTTCCTTCAGGGAGGGAGTGATTAGGTTGACGGTTGTTCATACCGACTGTGAATGGCCCAAGCCTTACATCTGTCATACGAACAGATCCTCATGCTTGAATTTATCACGCTGTTCACGCTTCCGTGTATCTGACCGGAGAGGCAACCAGTAATAATCTTCAAATTCTTTTTCGTACCGGAGTGATAAGTCAGACGCAAAAGCGTCGCTATCGTTCTTTAAATAGGCTCTGTGCATTGCCCACTTAACAATGTATTTGTGGTGTACGGTTGATATTTCAGGGTCATCGGAGCCATCACCGATATCTGCCAGTGGCAGTCGGTATGTCTCAAAATTTAGGGTGTAATCAATTGTAGGTTCTGGGATTATCTCAACGGTGGTGTCATCATGGACTAGAGCAAATGGTAACTCTGTTGAGGTGCGCCAATCAGGATAAGCAAGGTCAAGCTCGTTTCGTGAAATACGTTCAAGAGTTATGTCGTCACCACCACCTACGGGTGATAATGTGGCTCTTGTTATTTCAAGCAATCTGGGATCAACAGCGTAGGAAGCGTTACCGGATGTAATGTCAACGCTACATATTGCAGCCGTTGACTTGTCAAACAATAATCGGCCACGTATGCAAGCCTCACGCTCTCCCTCGCCCAACAGAAACGTGATGCGGTCATCGGGCCACAAGTACGGTGCTGTTAAATCACCTGTGTAATTCCTAAAATCATCTATAAGTTCTGACAGATCCATCGCATTCCTTTGGTAACCCCCTTACATAAAACTACTGTAAGGGGATTGAGGGGAGGAAGATATTAACCAGCAGAAACAACAGTCTTGACAACGATCTCAATAACATCGTCAGCAGTAAAGTTGTCATCATCAGTCACAGTGAGTGCAAGGTCATGCTTGGGCGCAACTGATTTTGCAGTTACAATAGACTCAACCTGTGCTGCTGTCATAGCTGCGTCTGAAACAAAGTAGTCTGTATCATCAGAGACACCGTCTTCACGGGAGATATACCCGATATCGAAGGTGGTGGTAGCACGGGCAGCACTTACGGTAGTGATGCTGACATAGGTGTTTCCTGCGTCCATTCCACCCATCAGGATTACATCACCAATGGCTTCGGCACCAGTACATGTGTACTGAAGTACGTTTACCGCCATGTTACCAAGTCCACCTTGGCACAATGATTTTTTGTAGGTTGTTGCTTTTAAAGTACTCATAATCGGAACTCCTTTAAATATTGTAAGAGGGAGGTTTAGTTCCCTCTATTATTCAGTTGCTATTAAACGCCAGTTACAGAGCCATCAAAAGCTACCACTCCGTAGTCATTCATGCGGCCATCGGAATCCTCAAAACGAATCTTAGCAAGACCCTGAATCCAATCCATCCACTGTCTCCACCAAGCGTTCTGTTGGAAAAGTTCACCGTCCATCTTGAAGTTACCCATTCCACCTGGGAGAACCGAACCATAAGCCATGGCAAGTGCCTGACCACCGAGAATAATACCACGTTCAACGGTGACACCACTTGGAACAGTCTCAGTTGACTCAGTCGCAGCATCATCGTCAGCACAAACAGCAACACCTTCACCAGCTTGCCATCCGATAGGTTTCAAATACTTCTTGAAGAGAATATTGTCCTTCATGAACATTTCACCTTGGAACAGAGGATGGTTAAATCCCTTGGTGCGGGTGAGAGCGTTGGCGATATTCTTCTGAAAATCAGCGCTGTTTGCTTCAAAAGTACTCCACATCTTAGGAGTTACGAACCCAACAAACATTGGATCAGTACCAGCAGACGATGTGCCGGAAGCCAAACGTACAGGCTGAATAGGATGAGTCATAAGCTCAATGCCCTGTTTAAACTTACGGGTATCAGCAGGGCCGAAAGTGTCAGCAGCAACAATTGCGGTTCCACTGGAAATACCAGTAGCATCACCACAGTAAAACTTACGGCTGTAAGTAGGTGCGGTAACAGGGTTAACAAGAATCTTGTTAAGTGTCGCTCCGGCCAGTGGAAGGATACGGTCACTGGCTTCATAAGTACCACGGGCTCCTGCCAAGTGAACGAAAGCACTCTCATCATTCAGCTTACCATGATATGTGGTAAGAAGTGGACGGCCAAGCTTCTTCTTGTTGTAACCGACCTTCTGTTGTTCAATCATCAGCGGAATTTTAACCGCTTTATGAATCTGATCAATCTTCATGCCGAAGTTACTTACTGTAACGTCTTCTTCATAACCGTCACGGTCATCGATTCCAATCTGAGGAGCCTCAGAAAGATCATGGATGATGGTAGCGTTTACCTGATTACCATGGGTTTTAGACAGATCGTTGATCTGTACAACCGGAGCAGAAGCAGGGGTTTGCTTTTTCCCATCACGGGCATTGATCATAGTTGGTGCATCTGCTGTAAGCAGGTTTGGGAGAGAATCTTGTTTCTGGCATTCACCAAAAATAATCCGATCCGCTAATATTTGTCTTGAATCACTCATTGTTGTGTTCCTTTATATTCCAAGAGCCACATCGACTTTATCTCTTTCAGCTTCAGACAGGCTATTATACAGCTTCGTCTGCTCCTCTGGGGTTGCTTCAAGTACTTTGTCAACACTACTCTTTTCTGTTGCTGTTGGTGAAGATCCAGCCCCTGACAACGAATCCGGTGGTGTTCCACTTGATTCAGGTGTACTTGGCGCTTTACTCTTCGCTTCTTCGACCACATCGGTCTTTACTTGTTTTACTACGTGATAAAACCGTTCTTCATAGGACAGCTTCGCATAGCTTGGATCTTTAAGGTATGCGTCATTCATTGCAACAGCTCTATCCCATAACTCAGGAGAGTTGTGCTGCCAGTATGCAAGTTCGTCGTTATCTGCAATTGCGTCGTCCATTGAAGTGTCCAACGGTTTTGCAGACTCTGCGTTTGGCGGTATTGGATCTGGAGCTTTTACTTTAACGCCCTGAATCGCTCTTACAGCTTGGAACATATCAGCAAGTTCATCACCGTGTTCCTCCCTGACTGCGGCAATTTTCTCAGGTGACAATAAGTCTGCCGGAGATAACGCAGCGTCAGCACCTTTCGATGTTAGCTGTGATTTTAACCATTCTACTTCCGCAGTTAGTGAATCGTTTGTGGTTTGCATAGTTTCTGCTTTCGCAAGTGCAACCTTTGATTCCCTTAACGCCTGTCGTTGTGCCGCCCATTTCGAAGGTGGCGAGATATGCTCAGTTATGTCAGGTTGGGGTGTAGGTTCTGGTTTAGGCTCTACAGGCGTTTCCACCTTGGCCTCAACTTTTTTTACTTCTACATCTGGTGCAGGTTCCGGTGTTACAGGTGCTTCCACCTCGTCAACAGTTTCTTCCGCATCAGCAGCAACCGCTTGGTCTTCGAGAGTCATAAGCTCTTCCTGACTCATACCATCCATATCTTCAACTTTAACTTCCATACTGTGTCCTTGTTTTTACTGTGTTGTCTCACGGAGCAAACTTTACGACCGTCTGCCAAGGTGGAGTCAATGAAGCACCATCAACCATTTACTGTACGCTCCGGTGCAACGGAGGGAGTGGCCTTGCGAGGATCAGTCGCATTACCACCTGTAGTTCTTAATAATTTAATTTCTCTTAACAGCTTGACTGTTTCAGCTCGTTTTTTTCCGGCATCAGCCCTGTAATTCTCAGCTTGCGCTTCGTTTTCAGCTATGTTTGCTTGTTTTTCAGCGGCCTCTGCATTGAGCTTCTGTATCTCAGCAGTCTCTCTAGCAATCTCCAACTGTCTGGCCTCTTCAGCCTGTTGTGCCTGTTGAGCTTCTGCTTCAGCTTGTTTATCTTCGTCTTCGATGTAACCGAGTTGCTTGTTTATTGCCTTCATAGCAAATTCTTTCTTAGGCAAATCAGACGATTCAATCCACAGTGGCAACAGTGAACTTTTCATTTCATCAGGCAATTCTGCCATGATAGAAGTGAGCCGCTGGTGAGTATGTTGTTTGTATCCAGCAGACGTGTGAACTTCTTGCAATGCGACACTTGCCCTGAGAGTTGACAGTCTATTGTCAACACCATCGTTTAGGTGTACGTCCCGCTGCTGTTGACCAATACTCTTTGGAACTTTAATTGTTTTAGTAGATGTACCAATGTTCTCAACAATGTGAGCAAACGCAAGTTCACCAACCATTTTACGAGACAACTGATAATGAGCGTTTAACCGTCCAAGTGTTTGTGCGCCAAGCTCTGCAATACTTTCAACTGCTATGCCTGACTGCTTTCCTTCTGTTTGGCCTTGGAATGTCTGATAGATACCGGAAGCCATGTTAATCTCTTCCTTGGCACGTTTACAGATACCCTCAAGTGCTGCAAGTTGTTCCCACTCACGCATTACTTGGAATCTACTGCCACGCTTCAGGTTTATAACACCATCAGCACGGGATGATTCATGCACAACTTGGTCGTCAGTCATACCCATTGTTGCATCTTCGTCTTTCTCAATCCTACGAGAACGAAGTATGTGCTGGATCTCAACTGCGGCACGGTTGTATTCTTCCTGTGGACTCATCATCCTGCGAAGTAAACCCTGCGGAGTGTTCGTTCCATCTTCACGTACACCAAAGAACGGTACATACGGGAATTGATTGTGAGGTGAACGACTCTTTCCGTCAAATATACAGTTAGCACCAATGAACCATGCTTCCTTTACTATATTGATCGGAACATCGGTGTGTAACTGTGCCATTCCAGAAACTAGCATTTCAATATGAATTGGATTGCTCTCGATAAACTCAACAATCAAGCCGTCGGGAGAAATCAGGAGCGGTCTACGCTCAACGACTTTGTAATACGTTTCATAAATAGCAATGCGCTTCCGTTCGGAGATGCCTTCCATCACCTCTTCAATCACGCCAGTGTATTTATCTAATTCTGTAAACCAATCAGACTGAACAGCCGAAGGATTAATATCTATCGTGCGCCAATCTGACCATGTAAAATCAATAAGCTCTTTGTGACACGGGAACAATGCTTGCGCCTCGTCCTTGTCAAAAAACTTACGTCTTGCTATCCATCTGCAATCTGTTTTCAACGTGCCTGATCGTGACCGCATATCCCAAAACATCTCATCACGGTGTACGTTTTCAATCAGCAGTTTTGATGGTTCAAGTATATTTGGATTGTCAGCTACATGAACCCAGCCGACACCAACGCCAGCCTGAGAAGAATAAGCGTCAGAGCAAGCACTGTTTGCATCAGCAAGACGCATCTCGTCGTTAAACTCATGATTTATACCTTCAACCATAAGTTCTTGAGACTCGTCAGAACTGTTAAGCATCCAATCTACTCTGTGCTTCGCTTCGTATCCTGTGACAGCATCCATGGCCGGAGCCATGAGGTTTACCATCATCTCTTCAGGCATACCAAGCTTCTTAAAGTGTGCTAACTGTGCTTTCGTCCACTGGTGGGAGTCTTCCCACGCTTTCTCTTTTGCCGCCCTACCTCTCCAATCTGGTTCGTTTCCGATATCGGAGAATAGGTTTGTCAGCAACTCAGGTGTTGGTATGGTTTTTCCGGCCATTAACAGAGCTTCCAGTTTCCTTCCAACTTCTTGAGCGTCACGCCTGACATGATCTTAACATCACCAAAGACCTTGCCGTCTACCTTACAACGAATCAGAACAGCTTTAGGCATCTGATAACCTGTTGCAATATTACACGCTTCGATGGTTGTATCTTTGTCTGATTGATCATCGACCTTGTGCCATGGAGATTCTGGCTCTGATGGTGTGAGAAGCGTTGTCTGCTTTGGCGCAGGCACTTTCCCTTCGCCTTTCAAATTAGCAAGTTCTCCTTCTGCTCCTTTTGCATCGTCCTTCACTACTGGGTTTTTACGTGGTGCCATTATTGTTAACTCCCTTAAAATAAAAAAGCCCGTAGATGCACATTGGCATCTACGGGCTGATTACGTTCCCTTGTCGGGGGTAATTGGAATCCGGTTTGTTTACTGCTTATATGTTGATACTACAATTGAACGTTACTGACTGTTTCTTGCTCAAATAGTTCTAATGACCTGAAGCCTCCTTGGTTCATGCTTATCTTGATGAACACTGGCTTACTGTTGCTCTCAAACACCTTTCCTTCAAGTATTTTACCTATCTCTTCTAGTGTAGAACCTAGCTTTGATATCTGTTTTTCATTTAATTTTCCCATTGGTAGTAGCCTTACACAAGAAAGGCTCAAGTGTCAATATCTTATTTACTAACACAAAACACCATAGAATCACTACCTGCAATGTGTTGCTCAACTTCAAAGGCCACCGCATTGCACTCTTCTATCGTTTGATAAACTTCCATCATCTCGATATCAGGTGATGTTGATAACAAAATTGCAAACATTAATGCGTACATTTTTTTCCTTTTCTTTTTTACGGCATTTAGAACGATCGTTATAGATGCCGTGTAACGTATCCCCTCAATACGCTGAGTTTTCCCGACCCATGTAAACGTCCGGTTTTGTGTACTCCTCCATATATGCTATCACATATCCAAGCGCAGCAACAGCAGGAAACTCTGTTATCTTCAACTTGCTGGTGAAGGTGGGTAGACTTTGCAACTCCGCAGGGAGCATTGAATCACCAAAGAAGTGAAGCGTTTTATTGCCTGACATTACAGTATCAAGGATCAACTCCACGCTGACCTGCAAGTAATCATTCGATTCAAGCGGCTCATCGATGAACGCTAATCGATGTGCTCCAGCTTCGAACTGCTTCTTGTTGAAGATATCCACATAGTTTTCAGACCCTGGGACATGAACAGAGTGCCATCGCTTTAACTCAAATCGCTGTTGTAGCTTCACAGCGTCACGTAGCAGATCCCCGAAATTCCCCCTTGATGATTCTGCGAGGATGAATCTGTTTAGTTCACCGTTGAATACTCTTGACTCACCGATCACGACGAGGAACCCTTCACGTTCACCGCACCAGCCGAGGCCAGCGGAGACTCTGTCGAACATTACCTTGCGTTCAGCGTGCCTTGCGTTCAGCGTGGTAGTATTGTTTGCCTTGGTACTTGTTTGATATTTTAATCATGATAAATCCATGCCACTAAAGGCCCCCTCTGTGTAGAAAGTAAGTTTAAGCGCATCAAACCTGTCAGGTGATCGTCGCAATAGATCCTTGATTACTGATTTTTTAGACACCCTCAGCTTACCGTCGTCACCAATCTGATAAGTATAAGCCGCAAGCTCTTCAAGAAGATACTCGTCAGGGGGGATCATTGCCGTGCCACCACTAAGCCACAGCCTGACTGACCATGCAAGCTGATCATTTAATAGCCCGAACTCTGCAAACTCGCTCTTCTCTGTTGCTGAACTTGCCACCATGACTTTGATTGCTGGTAAGTGGTGACGTTGTAGATGTGGTGCCACTCCTGCGCCAAGTCCAGTACCGTCAACCAGAACACGAGAGATTTCTTTCCCTTCACAATTGTCAACTATCTTCTGCTCAGTCTCCGGCAGTTCACACTGATCCCAAGACACCAATGGGAACACAAACCCACCATACCTGAAGCATAACACCGTCGAGTCGTTCCCCATTTCTGCTATGTCAGCTCCTATATTTGCCTTTACGAACTCCGGTGCTACTTCACCATGATGGGCAACATACTGATCATAGCGTGTACGAGCAGCGTCAATCCACTCCTGATTGATCAACGAATTCGTACCAGCGGCAGGATACTCACCGAGAACTACAGTGGAGAACTGTGGCTCTACTATCTTATATGTCCCTTCAACCAATCCTGTGAGTGTTTTCCCTTGCTGGTCTGTACACTCCACGCCAGCAAGGTACTCTGGGAGCTCAAATGTACCAGACCCTGCGGTTTCACCATCCTGTAGAGGTCTGCACCACTGATTGATCCTGAGTAACGTTGTGTTTCTGGTCACGGCACCTGGGGTGATATCGTCACGGCCAGTGACAACTTGAATATGATTAAATGCTGACAGGTTAACTATGGTTATATATTGCACAAATCCTTGACGCATCATCACTAGCACATGTCTCAGCACCAGCAAATACTTCATCAGGACAGGCGGAAGCCTCATCAAAAATGAATAAGATACCGTTCTTATGATGTTTCCCGCTGAATTTTCCGATCCTCTGCTCTTTAGTACCCGATGATGGGATTGAAACCCCAGTGAGAAAATGATCAGGAGTACGTTGTATATGCATTGACCTCTGGTTCATCATCTCGAAAATTTCAGGGTGCTTACCAACAATCGTGAATATCTCACCGAATAGGATATTAGTGAGATTAGACAAGGGAGGGGCTGCTGCGAGATACACCTGTCCTCGTCTACATAAGAAAAACCAGATAGCCAACCTTGCGGCAGAAAACGACTTACCCAGCGCATTGCCTGACTTCCCAAGAGTGACAGCGTTGTTGGCAACAGACATCATAAGGGTTTTTGTGTCCTCGGTTAAATACTTCTCACCTAAGATGTCCTCACAGAAGCCTGTCGGGTCGTGAAAGTATTTCGAGTAGTCACTGGATGATTCACCGAGCAACTCACCGAGGTTAACATCCATCCTGTCGAACAACTCAATCATAAATCAAACCTCTGTCCCGCCATGGCAGACTTCTTGTTAAGCTTACGCCTGAACTCATGTACAAGATCACTATCAACTTCCTCCATGACTTCCACTACCGCTTCCATAAAAACTTCGACTCGCTGGATGTTATATAGCTTCTCGCACAGGTCAACGTAGAATTTCAGTTGTTTTAATATCTGTTCGTTTAATGTGTATATTTCTTCTGGGTCTGTTGTCTCGTCCCACATAGTCGTGAGCCTTGCGTTTAGCTTCTCGACTTGCGCCTTTGGGTTAATACCATTCAGCAATACCTTGTTGGCTGCGTCAGTGAGTATAGCACCGTTAGTAGCCCCTTGTGCTATTTCTTTCTTTCTATTAATGACAGTACCCTGAGATATACCAAGCTCATCCGAAATATATTTAGTAGTCCTGCCAGAATCCAGCATATCCACGATTGCCGACCTCTGTTGCGCCCTTGCCACCTTATCCATTCATGTTCCTCCTACTATCTACTGTTTGCTCAAAATAGCTCAATTATGCTGATATTCCCTAGCCATTTTTATCAAAACACACATAGTTTCGACAATCTCGCCCAGCACTTCGCTTGTCACATGTCCTTTTCCACGATCTATTGCTTTCGTTAGCGCCCGTTCATGTACGAACAGATGCCCACTGGCGGCATAAGCGTCGCTGTACTTTTCTTTGTTGTCTATTAGCTGATTTAGCACCATGTCTATTAGAGCCTTGTCTGTTATTGGCGGTTTTATTTTCATTTCTTGTCCTTAAAACAAATCAATCCGCTCATGAAGCAATCCACTGTATGCCATCATTGCGTTTAGCTGTTCTGCCAGCAGTTTTCTTTCGTAGCTAGAAACAACAGACGACGAAGTGCTATACAAGAAATCGAAAAGACTAACGATCTTTTCATCAAGTTTTAATTTCTCTTCAAGTACTCTTTCTTGATACTTTTCCATTTTGTTCCTCCGTAATAAATTGCACAACCAGCGCAACAACGCCGGGGATCGGACGAGTGTTATAAAGATAATGCTCTACTGTCCCGACTGGCGTGTTTAGTAGTTTTGCAAAGTTTGGGATAGTTAAGTTTAGTTTTTTTCTAATGTTTTGTAATTCCTGGCCAGTCATATCTCCCCCACCGAATAATACCTACGCCTCACCATCCACCTATCTGCCTCTGACATAGTCATCAGCTTCCTGTACCATGCTAACTGGTCATTTGGTGTTTGTGTTGGCACTATTGTCATTACTCCGTTGTACCAGACTGTCGTGGTTTTATTATCTTTGTTTATTTGTGTTGTTAACATGATAACAACGCTCTCCCGCAGTAATACTTAAACTGGTCTGTAGTCACACCGTAGAACTTCGCTCCCGCATCAGGATCATGTAATAAACACAGTGAAACGTAATTATTATAGTCAGCAGGATTATCGCATTCTTCACGTATATCCTGTTTGATGTTATGAATTACCTGTGATCCTTTACCAATTGTTATGTAGTTTCGTTTCATTACCAATTGTTATGTAGTTTCGTTTCATCGTCTCTCCACTTGGGGCTAATTCCCTGCTGCCTGAAACTAAACATACCCCATTGGGGGAGTGGAGTCAAGGGTTGATTTAAAATAATCACATGTCTGGTACATCAACTCATGTCCGTAATGGGCATTGGGACACCACCAGCTTGTCAGTAATCTTTTTAAATACCCATTCGTATTTTTCTTCTGCTTTAGTTTTACGCAGGCACCAGTTAATTTTTCCACCTTGGTTGGAACCGAATGCTTCTTGCTCTGCATAGTATTTACACTTGGTGCATATTCCGCTTGTTGATAGTTGATCGCTGTCTGATATGGTGGTTGTTTTTTGTTCTGGTTCTGATGGTTTTGGTTGTGGTGGTTTTGGTGGTGCTGATTGTTTTTTTGATGCTTGTCCAAAAAGTGCTCTGTCGAGCGTCAGTTTTTTGTATTTTTGAGTTGTCATGATTGCCTCTTTTTTTCTCTCATAAAAAGGATGCTAATGGCTTCTTCCTTTAACATTTTGCCTCTTATCGTAGACGTTGTCCTTTTCTACGATAAGTCTACGATATGCCTCTACGATATTACTTAACTATATAATATATATATATATAATATTATAATATCATAGAAAGGTAAAAGAGTGCATTGTTTACATTCTTGCCTCTTTTTATATTTCCACTTTCTTGGGTTCTGTATGTCTGGGTTTTTTTGCTGTTTCTACGATATCTACGATATTAGGACATTTTAACCTGTCATAGCAATGGGTTACCAAATATGGTAGGTGTTTTCTACGTCATAGAAACAGGGGTCTACGATATTTTACCACTAAAATTGACCCTTATAGGGTGTAAAATAGTCTCCATCCCAATCAGTCTCGACCACGTTACTACTAAAGTCATCCCGCATTTCTTTTATGTCAGCGATAACAAAACACACCATATTTTTGACTATTCTCTTCTTTAGTGAGCCATTAAAGATAGGCTTTCTATCCACTCGTCTTGTCTTTTGCCAAAACGATGTTGAGTTTTTGGGGTATCTATCGTTCACTGAATTGCTATACAAAAGGTACTCATCGTATATAAAATCGCCACGAAGTATCAAGCCAGACTCCCAATGATAAGGATCAAAACCATCAACCGATTCATCGCCAGATGCGTCATTTATCCATTCAATTTTATGGCTGGAAAATTCAGGGTTGTTTGGTGGCGTTACTATATATCCCCTTGTCAGTATTGCGAGCCAGAAAGCCTCTACTGGATCCAAAGATATCAGCTTCTGCTCTTTCATTTCATCCGTTTCAAATGGGACTGTAACATCAATATCGTCGTAGTCGTGCGAATTGAGCATGTGATAACAGAGCGCAGCTACACCTCCGTTGTTCTTCTGCTTCTTAACTTTCCCGAAAAACACACGATCCTGCGCTACAGCGTTATCAAAACGGTAAACTACATACCGCCTTTCATCCATAGCAGCATCAATAGCGTGTTCATTATTCGTTGATATCAGGATATTTGTGAAGTTTGGCGTAATAATAGCATCAACCCCTTTGAACTCCACCCGCATCGTGTCCTCTGTGATAAGCCCTTTCATCTTATTTGTTACTGTCTTGTCACCAGTGAAGAGAGACTCATCAGCATATATCAACAGTTTTCCCATTAATAGGCTATTAAACGCACTGAGCAACTGATTGCCATCGGTAAGCTGGACGTAATATGCTTTGAAAATTTCCCTGAACCACTCAACAACTGTTCCCTTGCCACAGCCCATGCCACCATGCATAACAAGCGCCACGTTAGATTTTTTATGTGGATTAATGAGAATATTCCTGAACCACGCCATAGTGTACCTGAACAGTTCTACCCGCCCAGAACACATAGTGTTAAGCATCAGAGTCTTAAATTCTGACCAGTCACCTTTTACTGGGGCAACCCTATTAAATCCCCTGAACGAGTTGTAGTATCCCTTTGGTGCTTGCAGACTTGGATCAAATACGAAATCTTCGTATGTCCTGCGGGACTCATGACCCATCCACAATTGAGCATTTTCTATGCGCTTTACTTTTCCATCGCCCATTTCAACGAGTGTTTTCTTGTTCTTATAGAAGTTTTTGAAAGTATCTATGGATAGAAACGACACGTTCATTCCACCTGTCATGTAATCGTGTGTTTCTTTTATTATTGTGAACTTCGACCCTACAAGGCAAACAGCATGGCTATCGTTCATTTTAGCGACGGTGCGCTCTATCTCGTCAGAGGTTTCTTTCTTAGCTTCAACCTCTTTCCTGTATCTGGCAAAAGAGACAACATGCTCACCATGTGCATTGCTATTGATGAGAGGTTTTTTACCTCGATCTGTATTGGCATAGAAGATAGCCTTTGTTCTGTTCCAGTTGTCGTATTCAGGTTCTTGCGGATCTGCGAGACGTTTGAAGTGGTACTTATCAGGATCATCCAAAACCTTACTAACAGCAACAGGTTCATCAGCACCCTGAAAGTATAGAACAGCATCTTCGGGCATGTATCCAGCGATGCCTTCGCTCATCTTTTCTTTTGCTTCTTTCTTCGTACAACCTGTTTTCTTCATTATACTTTGGACACAAACTATTTTTCTGGCCTCGTAATTTGGCTTGAGTCCCTTCTTTAGCTCGGCTTTGATCCGTTCCAGTTCTTCTTCTTGTTCGCTAGTAAAGGCTGGTATCAAACTCATATCTATTACACCACCAGGAATATATTCCATCTCTGGCCTGTCCTGTGTAACACCGTTTAAAAGTCTTGGCGATGCCTCATACCACAGCCTTTCCGAACCACAAGCAACACGATCATGAAGAGCATATTGCAGGAACCTTGGGTAATCGCCTTTAGAAATCAGGTAGAAGCCGTGACCATGTAACTGTTCGAGCTTGAAAACAAGGTCACCAAAGTTTTCTTTGCACTCTATACCAGAACTGATAATAACATAAACATGGGCAGACGTTGAACTCTTCCACGGCTCACCATCTGGAGTGATGAGTCCTGAAGAAGAAGAGTAGACAATGAGTTTCCCAGCGTCTTTAAACCCTGGGATAATCTCGTCGTAGAATGACATGATGTCAGGCAACGGCATATCATTGCCGTCTATGTCGAAGCCGAACAGTGTGTTTTCGTCAGTGAATACAAAGTTATCAGCAATCCGCTGAACGTCACCGTCGAACCAACCGACAGTTCCTTTTGGTTTAAATTTCTTAGGATCTGCAACGCCTGTGCAGATAGCACGTTGCTCTCCCAGTTTTGGTAATGCTGTTACAAGTTCCTCAAGTGTCTTTTCTGCTGTGAAGTATTCACCACGCCCAATTTTACCTGTACCGACTTTTTTTATTGTCTCTGTTTCTTCATCCCACAAGAAGGTCTTGCACAACCTGACCCTCTCTTCTGGGTTGCCTTTGTATGCCTTTGTTACTTTGTTTGCCTTGAATACTGTTATTTTTGCTGTGGGTTGAGTTTGTTTAGAAGTCATGAGAGCCATCCATGGTGTTAACGTGGTCTATGAGGATAGATCCACATTCTTTAGAAATCGCACCGTGCATAACTGCACGTTCTATCTGCTCTATATTCTGAAGTGTATCTTTTTTTTCTGAAAGGAAACGTGATGTCAGGTAGTACATTGTACAATACATAGCTGAATCACTAAGCTCTACATTGACAATGTTTGTGACACCACCTATCATTTCTTTTTCTTCATAAGTAGAAAACACCACGCCATCAAGGAGGAACCACCCAGGATCTCTTACCCTGTGTTCATTAAATCTGTCTGTTACAGGTATGGTTAAGTAGTGTGCAGGTTCAGCGTATCCATTATAAACAGTAATAGGGGGGAACCAAATAGAAACAACAGGTTCTGAGTTACCCATTGTTAGGATATTGAAATGGAGCTTATTACAACACTCACTATTAATTAGTGGTTTCATTTTTGATATTTCAGAAAGAAACATCGGTGGTTTTACTTCAACAACTGTATCGAAATCTGGGAGAAAAAAGTCAGGTAAGTAACAAACACCATCATTACTCACGAACCCATCAGGCTCGTATATCCATTTTATTTTTTCATTGTCACACCATTTTGCGAACTTACTCTCCGTTTTACTACGGAACAAACACCCAGCATACTCTGTTGGGATTGCTGTGATATCTCTTTGCATCTTTCACACCTCGGACACAAAAGGGTTATCAGCAAATAATCCGGTGAGAGTAGGCAGAAAAAATAAAACTGCCTCGGCACTTGCTGATAACCCTTTTGTGAATTTTTTTTATTTACAGGATCTCACTCCATATTCGTCTTATACACTAATCTATTGATTCGCATCTTACAATATTACCAGCGATTTAACTTCCACACAACCGCTACATGTAGTGCCTGCTTTTCGGCCATACACTATTACACACGCCCCCATCCGCTTCTTTTTATTAGTCACCACTGTTACCCCTGTCTGTTTCTGATCTGTATAATTGTTCGCCAAGAAATGTTTGTCTGGAAAACTGTGAGTTGTTTCTTATCGCTCTTGATACTGTTTTCTTTTGTCCAATTACGTGGCACTCTGTTTTGAAACGTGAGAACGCAACATAGACAAGCTGTCTGTTTAGCATGAACGAATGACTTTTGTCAGCTATTATGATGCCGTATTCATAGCCGCTGCCCTGGGCAGAATGGACTGATACACAGAACCCTAAAATCATATTGAACATTGATTGCTTTGAAGAATAGTGATACTGCTTACCGTTGTATTCTACAATTACCCCATCGCCTGACAGTGCGATGATGTTGCCAATATACCCGTTAAACACCCCAAGGTCGTAATCGTTCTTTGTTTGCTTAACCCTATCGCCTACACGAAATTTGAACTTACCTACTTCTATAAAAGGCGTGTCATCAAGGCATGGGTTAAGCATCTCCTGCAAGTATTCATTCATCGCTGTTATGCCGACTCCCGTAGAGTGTTGCGGGGATAGTACAACATAATCCTTACCTTCGTCAAACCATGGCTTTGATATCTTGTATGTCATTGCCAGGATCTGTTCATGCCTTGCAGTTGAATCATCATTGTAGTCAGCATCTGTCTTGTGGAGAAAAAGATCATCTACCAACGCTCCACCAAGGGTGTGATTCCCTTCTGTTCCCCACGTTATAGCCTTACCTGCACGACAAAGCTGTGACGCATCAGCGATTAAAGAACCTTGCTTCTGCCGCCAGCAAACCTTTAACTCATTTACTAAGTGCTGACTTGTTCTGCTGTTTACTATATCATTGAACGGGCAACCAGCGCCAACAGGATTAAGCTGTGCAGGATCTCCAGCAAAAACAATAGTGGCATTATAAGATACGGAATAAAGTATGAGGATTCGTCAACGAACACAAGCTCTGCGTTGAGCATATTTTCAGTTCCATGCACCCACTCCACCCCCCGACAACCCAGCATCCGGTGTATAGTCATTGCATTTTGTGGCATTCCTAACTGGGCAATGCTATGCTGTAGCACTTCTGCCGCTTTGCCAGTTGTTGCACAGAAGAATATCTTACTGGGTGACACGCCATAGTTTTCAATTGCTTCTATTGTTATGTTTTTTATAACTGTACTCTTTCCGAATCCACCACCACCGCACAGGACTACTGTTCTGTTTCTGTTTTTAAGTATGTTCGATACTGCTTCGTGTTGAGAGTCGTCTAGTGTTATTGTTGTCATGGCTTAGCCTTAGAGATAGCTTTGTTTATAACAACATTTATATCGACAGACATATCAGCCAGCAATGCGATGTTGTTCTGTATTGTGTCTCGTAACTTCAACTGTCCCTCATTGGCACAATTCCACCGTGACCTGCCGTAACCCACGCCACATGCTGCCGCTATTGCGTTGGCAATCATTGGATAATATTTCGGGGACATGTTGAAACTGTTATCTAGCGCAATATTCATAGCCTTGAACGAGTCTCCAGAATTATCTCTAAACATCAAGAGATTATCGTAGAACCATTTTAAGATTGCTACTTTTATCTTCTGGTCATACCACATGGCAACATCAAGGAAAACAAGAGGGTGAGCATACTGCCCGCCCCCTCTGCCTCTTTTTACAACTTTAAGTTGCTCAACAGTTATCCCCTCTGCTATAGCAACCTCTTTCATAAATTCCTTAGCTTCTTGCGTCTGGAAATACTGGTTCAAATCTTTCTTTACCAACAATCCTCTGGCTTCCCTCGATTTATTTCCCGCTATACTCAGGTCGTTAAGATTTAGGTATCCGGTTTTATGGTTCTGCCGAATAACACACCCGTCGAATTCTCTTTCCATTATCTGTGTCGTCTTCATAAATACTTCCCCTATGTTTAATTAATTGATCCGTAAAAGATATATTATAATATATCTTTTATCAACGGTATAATTAAGCCAAGGTTGCAGGTTAAGTCAAACTATCAAGGATAACCTGCTCGCACCCACGCAAATACGTGTCATATACCTTGCCATCTTCCACAATCACCTGACCAGATTCTTGTAACATGTATACCTGTGAACGAACTTCTTTCTCATCAGGACAAAGATGCAACTCCCTGACAAGACCAACCTTTGCAGATTCAAACAATTGTGACACAACCATTTTTGTAAGCTCCCAGCCTCGCATAGACGTATTCCCGCCATTGACTTGCGAATCCCGCAAACAGTATTGAATACATGCTTGCGTTCTGGCTGGGTTATCTACTGATATCCCTGCTTTCAATGCAATCTTGTCCACAGAAAGGAACCCCATCCCATGCAACGTTGTCATCTGGTATGGGTTCTCTGATATGACTTCCTTTGTTCTGTCACCGAACTCACGATAAATCTTGTTTGCAATATTATCAGTCAATCCTAATCCAAGCAGGAAAACAATATGCTCGTAA